TTGCCGCTCCTCACCGGACTGCTCATGGTGCTGACCCTGGTGGTGCACCTGGTCTACGTCGCCTGGCCCTGGCCTGAGGCGCCCCGCGGCACCGCGCCCCTGCGGGCGGCGGTGGCCGCCGAGTGGTGTACGGTCTCCGAGCTGGCGGAGGGTCACGCGGCGGAGGTCATTGGCTCGGTGGCCTCGGGCACCTACCAGGTGTTCTTCGTCTGGACGGGCCTGGATTACCTGGTGCGCCGGGCCGCGGACCCGGCGCCCATGGAGGGGGGCCAACGAGGCGGGGCGGCGGTTCGTGCTGGGCACCTGGATGTTCTTCGAGACGGCCTACTACAGCGTGCAGCTGCTGGGGCTCCGGCTCGGGGTGCTGGTCGTCTCGCTGCCGCTGTTCGCCGTCGCGGGCCTCGGCGGGTTCCTGGATGGGCTGATTAACTGGTACCTGCGCCGCACCGGTGGCGGCCGGGAATCCGGCTTCATCTACCAGCGCGCCAAGTTCGCCCTCTGGGGCGCCGTGTTCCTGCTCTGGGCCTGCTACCTGGTCCTTCCCGTGGCGCTCGATCCCCGTTGGCTGATACCGCCCTTCGTGGTGCTGTTCGGGCTCGGGGTCCGGGTGGCTACGGCCTGGTTCAAGAAGTACCTGTGATGCTCACGGTCCCAATTCTTCAATGGCTCAACCAGGGTGGTGCCTATGAAGGATGACAACCGTCAGGATGGGATTCCCTCCACCCTGGAGAGTTTATTAGAGATTGCTAAACTGTGCGGCTCCTCACAAAAAGCGTCCACGGACGACAACAACAAGGAGAGTTGCATGGGGCAGTTAGCAGCGGATCGTAAGAAAACAACGCTTGAAGATCTTGTCGATGTCTACCTGGAAGACCGCCTCTTGAGGCCGGCAACCGTCACCACCTATCGAGAGGCGGTACGGCGCTGGGTCAAGGAAACCGGCATCAATGCGCTGAATGGTATCGAGCGCGAGGTGGTGTTGGGGTGGCGGAATGCCATTCTGGCGCGTGCACGCCCGGAGACCTGGAACAAGTACCGACGTCATCTCCGGGCACTCATGAATTATGCGATTGGACGCGGTTGGGCATCATCCAATCCGTTCAAGGAGGTTCCGCCGGCACGTACGGGTCACCGGCTCAAGAAGACCGTCGATTCAGACCTCCTCATCCGGGCCCTGAAACTGCTGAACGCGCAAGCCGATGTCGAACCGGAGGAGGGCAAGTTACGCCCGGCCTGGTTCTGGGCGATGGTGATCCGGGCCTTCTACTACACTGGTGTCCGCCGTCGGCAGATCGTCGAGCTGAGGTGGGGTGATTTTGACATGGTCAACGGGGTCTGGCGCATTCGCGCCGAGACCTGCAAGACACACCGCGAATGGATGGTGCCGCTTGCACCGGAAGTGCTTGAAGATCTCATGACGCTGTACGAGCGGACCGAAGAACGCCTGGGGGGAAAGCCTTCACCCGCCCATCAGATCTACAACGTCACCCTGTTCTATCCCAAGTACAAGGGGCGAAAGATGCGGGTGGACCAGGTGGGTGGATTCTTCCACCGCCTGTCGAAGGAGTTGGGCGAGAGGATTACGCCCCACCGACTGTGTCACACGATGGCCGCCCTGCTCGCCGCACAGGGAGACATCCGCCCCCTGCAGGAACTGCTGGGCCACACCAACATCAGCACCACTATGGGGTATGTGCATCCCGACGTGGACCGCATGCGCTCCTTGGTATCCCACCTTCCAGGAGCCTGATACGGAATCACCTGTTGGCATTGCGGATACCGGGATTGTAGTATTAGCTGCGGTATGATGGCTGTTTTTGTGACGTAAGCGGGTGTCTGCTTGTCTCGGAAAACCGCGAAGCGCGCAGCGATACCTACAAAAAAGAAGCCGGAGGTTGTGGACGCAACCTCCGGCAATCTTGGGTGTCTGCTGTGTGCTGAGGTCCTGGATCAGGACCTGAATTGGATTGGCTCCCCGAGCGCGCCTTACTGGGAACCAGGCTTGTCCATGTTGAGCTGCCACGGAAGATGTGGATGGTTGCATAACACATTGGCGATTCATGGGAAAAATCAGTTGACGCCCATGTTCGTTCAGCCGATAACTTCACCCGGGGTTCGTGCGCCCTGAAGAAATGACCGCCTGATGGCGGTTTTTTTGTGCCCACGGCCCAGGGTGCGCACCCCACATGCTGTGACCGTCAACCCGCTTCGGCGGGTTTTTTTGTGCCCGGAGCCCGCCCAGTGCGGGCTTTCCAGTTTTCATGGAGCCCAACATGGTGCTTGTGGAAATCGGCGATATCACGATCAATGCCGGCCTCAGCGAGGCCGTGATCCTTGCGCTGATCGTGCTGGCCGCCCGAATGATGAAGTAATCCCTCCCAGCCGTTCCGGCAGAGATTTCTAACCCATTGCAGTATCGACACTTTCGCTCGCCCTGAATTTATTGAAAAGGGCTCGTGACAGGGTCCCGTCGCCGCCGGCCGTTCCTGTCTTAAGTGCCTGACACGATTTCCCATTTTCCTGTCTTGACCGTGCCTCCATCCTCTGGAGGATGGGAAAGGTACGATCGGATCAGCCGCGGGGTGAGGTGACGTTCCGGTGTCCGGAGGGGCATGGGTTCGCCGCGGCACCCGGGCGGGTGGATGATGCGCCGGAGCGGGAGTGGCATCCGTTCCGATACTTCGCGGTCTGCCCCCGGTGCGGGGCGGAGGCTGAGCAGGACCCGCGGGAGGCGGGGCTGTTCAAGGCCTGGGCGCACGCCACGGGGCCGAGATCGCCCGAGGGGAAGGCCATCGCGGCCAAGAACCTGGCCGGGCACCCGACGCCGGAGGAGGCGCTGCGGACTCGCTTCAACGCGATGAAGCACGGGCTGGCGGCGCGGACGGCGACCTACTTCCCCGCCAAGCCCGGCGGGTATCCCCATTGCGAGAGCTGCGACGTGGACTGGGGCTACTGCATCCAGCAGCCGGCCTGCCTGCGGCGCACCGAGCTGTTCATGCGCCATCACATCGCCTTCGAGACCCGGGATCCGGGTCTGCTGATGGAGCTGCGGGCCGACCTCCAGGCGAACGTCCAGGCCATCATCGACGACATCATCCTGGCCATCATCGCGGACGGAGTGCGCCTCAAGACCCCGGCCTGGTACTACGACAAGGAAGGCTGCTTCCATCTGGCCGAGTACACGGACAGCGAAGGTGAGCGGCGGATGATTCACGAGATCAACGCCCACCCGCTGCTGAAGATCCTCGGTGAGCTCGTCGCGAAGAACAACCTGACCCTGGGCGACATGGGGATGACGCCGAAGGTGCAGGATGAGCAGGACACGCTCCGCGGGCACCTGGAGGACCAGGGGCAGGCGCGGGCCGGCCTGCTTGAGTTCCAGCGCCGGCAGGCGGAGGCCACGGAGGCGCTGCGCGATCTGGTGTCGAGGAGCTACCGGCGTGAGCTCCCGGTGACCGTTGACCAGGACGGCGAGGATGGCTGAGCGGGTATCAGCAGCCCAGCGCGTCCGGCTGCAGAACGTGGCCGAGCGGGAGGTGATGCGCTACGCCCACGACCATGCCCTGTGGCACAAGCATGTGCACAACGTGGAGCTGGATTCCATCCAGGTGCTGAAGTGCATCGAGATGGACGAGCACCCGAACACTATCGACTTCAGCAGCCGCCGCACCGGCAAGACGGCCGTCAAGGAGCTACACCAGCTCAAGCACAACGCCACCAACGCCGACCAGGAGGAGGGCATCGTGGCGCCGCGGGAGGCGCAGAGCCTGGTGAATCTCGGTTATCACCTGGACGCCATCCGCCGGTCCGAGATTCTCGACGCCTGGCTGGCCCACAAGGGCGGGCGGAAGCAGATCGCGGACACCTACTACCAGTTCGCCAACCGTTCGATGGCCCGGGCCTACGGCATCATGGCGCAGGTTGACGGCGGGGATCTCACCTCCGCCTCCCTCGAGGAGGTGGACGACATGCCACGGGACCGGTTGTTCAGCCGCTTCCTGCTGATGCTGGGCGCCACCCGGCGGCTGGGCGCCTCGGCGGAAAGCCAGAACGACCCGCAGATCCGCATCACCGGGGTGTTCAAGGGCGCCGACACCTTGACCGACCTGCTGCACGCCGGGAAATACCACGCCATCGGCTGCTTCCATGGCGACCGGGCCCGTGACGAGGTGCGGCACCTTATCTCGATCGGGGAGCTGGACGCGGAGGCGGTGGAGGCGGACGCCTACGACTTCCCCGTGCCCATCGCCAACGCGGTGAACGCGGCCGACCTGGGGCTGCTGAACGCCTCCTTCATGGCCTCCATGCGGGAGCAGCTCAGCGCGGACGAGTACACCCGGCAGCTGCTCTGCATCAACACCTCCAGCAGGAACCTGATCTGGGAGAAGTACGTGCGCCGGGCACTCTCCGTGGGCCTGCAGGCGGGGCTGGAGATTGCCAATCCGCTGCCCGGGGCGGTCTACAAACGGCGGGGGCTCGTCGGGTTCGGCTATGACGCCGGCGGCCATGGCGAGGACCCGAGGAGCTCGCGGCACGCGCTGGTGGTGGTGGAGCAGATCGGCAACTTCATCACCTTTCCTTTCGCGAAGACCTGGAGCCCGGGCGAGGATGACCAGGTGGTGAAGCGCGACCTGAAGGGATTCTGGCGCTATTGGATGCCGGACACAGCCCTGGGGGACGCCTACGGGGTGGGCATGCTGACCCAGCTCTGCGACGAGCTCTTCCAGGAGGGGCTGACCCCCATCGACCGGCGGACCATCGGGGACGGGGAGAGCACCGCCAGCACCTGGCCGGAGTGGCCGTTCGCGCCCATCCGCTTCGAGGGGATGACGAAGCACTCCATGGCCCAAGCGCTGCGCTCGGTGTTCCACCACAACCACGCCGCGATCCCCTATTTCGACGACCTGGACCCCTCCGACCCGGACACCGCCGACTTGCGCGAGATGGTGCGGCAGCTGCCGAACATCCGCGCGGTGCCCACGAAGGCGACCTATGCCAGCTACCAGCGGGCGCGGAAGGAGATCGGGGATGACCTGTTCGACGCGGCCATGGCCGCCGTGTGGGGGCTGGTGACCCGCGGGGCGGTGGCGGTCAATACCTCTGTACTGCTTGGGCAGCGGACACGGCAGCAGCTGCTGGGCGCGGCCTGAAGGAGACGGCAATGGCAGACATCTACACCATCCAGCAGCGTTACCTGCAGCTGGGGGTCGGCACGCTCCCGCGCTCGGCGCTGGAGGCAGCGCAGCGGCAGTCCGGCGGCGGATCCGGGCCCACCAGCGAGCGCGGCCGGCGGGCGACACCGGAGAACTCGCTGAAGTACCTCTACCGGCAGATGTGGGTGGACCCGGACCTGCGGGCGGCCATCCTCGACATCCGGGAGATGGACCGGCTCGACCCGCGGGTGAAGAAGATTCATACCCGCATGGCGCGCACCTCAGTGAAGGGGGGCCTGCGGCTGCGCTGGGGCGCTGGAGCGGAGAGCGCGCGCATCTCCCGGGCCTGGATGGCGTTCGAGCGGCGGCTGATGCTGCACCGGCAGGAGAAGCTGGAGAGCGACGCCCGGGGCCTGGCGATGGAGGGGAACCTGCCGCTGCAATGGGTGATCGGCGCCGACGGGCGGGTGGCCGGCGGCTACCGGATGCCATCGGAGACGCTGCTGCCCGTGGTGGACGGCAACGGGCGTCTGAAGGACCCTGCCGCGGCCTACGAGCAGTACGACCTCACCACCGGGATGAAGCTGGCCAGCTTCGCCCTGTGGCAGCTCACCCTGGTGCGGCTGACCCCGGACAACTACGACGACCAGGGCGCCCTCGGGCGGCCCTACCTCGACGCCAGCCGCACACCATGGCGGAAGCTGACCATGACCGAGGAGGACATGGTCATCCGACGGCGGGAGCGGGCGCCGATGCGCACGGCCCATGTGCTGGAGGGGGCGACCCCGGAGGACCTGGAGACCTACCAGGCGAAGGTCGAGGAAGACCAGACCACCATCACCACGAACTACTACCTGAACCGGAAGGGCGCGGTGACGGCGGTCCAGGGGGACGCGAACCTGGACCAGATCGCCGATGTGGTACACCTGCTGGACACCTTCTTCTCCGGGGCCCCGGCGCCGAAGGGGCTTTTCGGCTACGCCGACGAACTGAACCGGGATGTCCTCGAGGACCTGAAGCGGGACTACTTCGACGAGATCGACGCCCTGCAGGACACCCAGGCGTTCGCCTATGAGCTCGGGTTCAGGCTCGACCTGCTCCTGGCCGGAATCAACCCGGATGCCTATGACTTCGAGGTGGTGTTCGCCGAGCGGCGCACCGATACGCCGAACCAGCGCGCCGACCTCGCCCTGAAGTACCAGGCCATCGGTGTTGACCGCGGGACGGCATGGGACGCAGCCGGCCTCGATCCGTCGGTGATCCGCGAGCGGCTGAAGGAAGAGGCGAAGAATACCGACCCCTACCCGGACCCGGGGGCCTACCAGGACCCGCCCAACCGACCCCGGGTGAGCGTCACCCCGGGCAACGCGCCGAAGGGAGAGAGCGCCACCAGTATCACGACCCGCTCATGACCCGGACCGAGCGCGCCAAGGCCCTGGACCTGTCCCGGTGCAACCTGGGCTATTCCGCCTGGGCAATCCGGTTCGTGCGCGCCCTGGCCTGGCTGGCTGAGCACGAGCCGGACACGGTGCTGACCCCGGCTCAGAAGTGGGGGCTGGACGCCTGCGTCTACCGGTACCGCCGGCAGCTGGCCGTGGCGGAGTACGCGATCCCGGACACGCCGCCGCAGCGGGCCGACTACATCCACGAGCACGAGGCGCGGGTGGCGCGGCGGCGCGAGCAGGACGAGGCGCGCAACGGGCCGAAGCCGGAGCAGGAGCGCCTGTTCTGATGGCCACCAACACCCGCACGGCGCGCAAGTCCGGCATCCGCCGGGCCTCGCTCAAGGCGCGGCGGGCGATGCAGTCCCTCGACCGGGACCAGCTCGCAGACCTGGAGCGCATCTACTCGACGGCACGGCGGGACATCGAGCGGGAGATCCGCGGATATGCCGACGGGGCGGGTATGCTGCAGCTGGAGGTGCTGCAGGAGTTGATGGGGCAGGTGGACAGCCGGCTGTCGCAGCTGGCCACCGCCCGCGACGAGGTGCTGGCCAAGGGGCTGGTCCAGGCGGCCGACCTCGGGGTGCAGCCCTGGGCCGGGGATGCCCTGCGCATCAGCCAGGATCTGACCCGGGTGGCTGACGACGCGGTGTGGTTCGTCCAGCGGTTCGTGGCCGAGGACGGCCTGCAGCTATCGGACCGGATCTGGCGCATCAACCAGCGCACCACCGAGGTGCTGCGCGGCTCAATCGAACAGGCTGTGCTGCAGGGGCATTCCGCCAGCAGAGCGGCACGGGAGCTCCTGCTGCGCGGCGAGGTGATACCGAAGGACACCCAGTCACAAATGGACGCCGCCCGTGCGGATAGCGTCGCGAACGGGGCCGGCCAGGCGCTGATGGCGACCCAGGGCAACCCATACGACCAGGCGCGGCGGCTCATGCGCACCGAGATCAACCGGGCCCACGGGGAGGCCTACATGGCCGGCGGCGAGGGCACCGAGGGGTTCGCCGGGTGGCGGTTTCTGCTCTCTCCGCGGCACCCGGAGCACGACATCTGCGATCTGCATGCCAGCGCCAACCTCCACGGCCTGGGGCCGGGCGTCTATCCATCCCGCGAGCGGTGCCCTTGGCCGGCGCACCCCAACACGCTGTCCTTCGTGGAGATCGTGTTCGAGGACGAAGTGAGCGAGGCCGACCGGGCCGGAGCGGAGGATCGCCTGGAGTGGCTGGCACGGCAGACTCCGGCGCGCCAGGCGGCGGTGCTTGGCGGTTGGCACAAGCAGAAGGCGCTGGAGCTGGGTTACCTGCGCGAGAACGAGATCGCGACGCCCTGGAAGGTGTTGAAGGTGAAGTATGAGCGCCGCGGCATCGAGCCCTCGAAGTGGGCGCTGCCGAAGACCCCGCCACCGGCGCTGACGGATGACGCCGCCCGGGCGCAGCACTGGGCTCCCGCCTGGGACGGGGCGCCGCAGGAGATCCGCGACATCATCGACCGGTTCCCGCCGCCGCGCTACATCGCGCCGGACAGCGAACACGGAGCCTATCACCTCCAGGGCGGAGTGATGATGGGCCGGCGACTCGACCCGGGCACACCGGACGGGCGGCGCTCCTGGCGGCACGAGTACGGGCACTATATCGACCACCAGCACCGCGGGCCCGGGGCCCGCTACGCCTCGGACAGCCCGGCCGGCCGGGAGGCGGTGAAAACGGATGACAAGCTGTGGCGCACCCGCCGGCGGGAGGCCTACAAGCGCATGGTGGGCTCCAGCGAGGCGCTGGCCGACCGCTTCCGTGGCCGCCGGTTCAGCGAATCGGCCTACCAGCAGGCCCGCTACCTGGCCTTTGCGGAGAAATCGCACCCGCTGCTGGATGAGCTCCGGCGGCTGCACCCGGAGGCGGACGGCTCATCGGCCCTGCGGGACCGGCTGGTGGCGCGGCTGGATCGCCTGTTCCAGGAGAGGGCGGACATCTGGGGCCAGGTATGGGCCCGTGGCACGCCGGCATGGAAGAAATCCGTAGGATCCGACTACTGGGCCGCTTCGGAGTACGATGATATTGGATTCATCGCGGACAACTTCCCGAACGGGCACGAGTCCTACTTGAATATCATGGACCTGGTGGGGTCCATCACGCTGAACAAGAGCGGGCGCGGCCACTCGCTCAGATACTACAAGGCGTGGCGCCACCGCCAGGCGGCGGAAGCCTTCGCCAACATCTTCGACCTGATGGCCTATGGCCGCGGCGGGCTGGAGGAGGAGCTGCTGGAGCTCCTGGCCCCGGCGTTCACCCGGTTCGTACAGGAGACGCTGCTGTGATCACCCGACGACTGATCAACCGCTACGAGGAGTCCGTGGGGCCGGTGGGCTTCACCCTGGCCCGGGTGCCGCCCGAGCTCGAGGAGCGGGTGGCGGATTTGATGGAGGCGGCAATCGCCGGCCGGCGGCCGCCGCTGACAGATGCGGATATTGATGCCGAGGCGCCGGAGAATGCCGAGAGCTGAAGGCGCCGCCCGTCTGGCTCGGCCGGTGGTACGGCCGGCGCCGGTGGACTGCCCGGCCTGCGGGCGCCGGATCTTCGACGGCGAGGTGATCCGGTCCCGATGCGTGAAGGTGGCGGAGGGGCTGGCGCTGTGCCGGTGCAAGGGGTGGGTGAGGGTGCCCGTGTCTCTGTCAGCGTGGGGGGCTCATGACGAATTTCGCGAAGCCACATGAGCGGCGCTGCAGCTTGTGTGGGGAGGTGTACCGGACGGATGAGCCGGGGGCGCGGTGGCAAAACCGGAAGGGCAACCCGCGGTACCTTCACCCAGGATGCCAGCGACCGGCGAAAACCTGGAAGCCAGCCGGTGACGACCAGTACCACGATGGAGCACAGTTTAGCGCACAGCCCTGTGCGTGACACGATTTCCCATGGTCCTGTCTTGTCAGCCCCACTAGGGTAGGCGACAACCGAAAGAGGTGATCGAGCCCGGTTCGGTTTCCGCGTGGATGCGCGGGGACCGGTCCGGGCTTTTTCGTTGGAGGTGGCGATGTGACGGCGGCGGGGCGGATCTTCAGGCTTGAGGCGCGGGCGCCGGAGGGCGTGCGCCGGATCCTGGGCGACCGCGTGGATGCGCGGGCGCTGTCCGAAGGCAAGCGCGAGGTGGTGGTGAACATCACCCGCGCCGGGACGTTCTTCGATCCCCGCTACGGGGAGTTCGAGATCACCCGGGAGATGCTGCTGTCGATGGTGCGCAACTTCGAGGCCGGGGTCATCGGCCAGGAGCTGGTCTTCGACCTGGCGCACAACCCCTCCGGCGGCGCGGCCGGGTTCCTGCGCTCGCTGTTCCTGGACGGGGACAAGCTCCGCGGCAAGGTGGAGCTGACCGAGTACGGGCTGGAGGCCATCCAGAAGCGGGGGTTCATCTACGTCTCCGCCGAGTTCCACGACAACTGGCAGGACAACGAGAAGCGGGAGCACCACGGGGCGACGTTGCTCGGTGCGGCGCTGACGCCGCGGCCGGTCATCAAGCGACTGGACCCCATCCGGCTCTCCGAGGATTCCACGGGCACGGTGCCGACCTATGTCGGGCCGCGCGTCGAGCGGTTATTGACCACAGAGGTGCAGGCGACCATGAAAGAGTGGCTGAAGAAGCTGCAGGAGAAGCTGCAGGGGCTCAAGCTGGCCGAGGCGGTGGTGGCCCAGTTGGTGGCGGCCTTCGAGTCGAGCGCCAAGGCGCTGGGCGAGGACCAGAAGGCGCTGGAGGCCCTGTGCGGCCAGTTCGAGGCGACCGGCAAGTCGCTGGCCGAGTCCATCGGCGAGCAGGCGGTCACGCTGAGCATCAACACCCCGACGCCCGCCGGCGGCGACGGCACGGCGCTGTCGGAGTCGGACGTGAAACGCATCCTGGCCGAGTCGCTGGCGGCCCAGGCGCAGCAGACCCGGCAGCTCGCCGAGCAGCGCGAGGCCCGCCTGACCCAGTTCCGCAACCTCATCGAGAAGGCCGATGGGCTGACCGACGAGGTGAAGAAGGAGCTGGCCGAGGCGGAGGACCTCATCACCGCCGAGATGACCGAGGACCAGGTGGTGCGCCTGGCCGAGCACCAGATCGCGCTGGGCAACAAGATGGCCGCCGCGGCGAAGCTGGCCTCCATGGGCTACCAGGGGCCGTCCGGCAGCGTGCACATCAGCGTGGACGAGAGCAACAAGGTCAAGGCGCTGCAGGAGAGCATCGACAAGCGCCTTGGCATCGCCGACATGGCCGACTCGCGCCGCTACGCCGCCACCGGCGGGCAGCTGCAGGCGGAGAACAAGGCGCTGGCCGAGCGGGTGCTGGCGGAGTTCGACAGCCGCCATGCCGCCGAGCTGGCCCACGAGGCCAAGCTGCTGGCATCCGGTGACGGGGTGGTCTCGGATGTGAGCGTGCCGGTCTCCTGGGAGCGCACCGTCATCCGCGAGGCGCTCTACCGCATGGTTGGCCTGCAGTTCGTGGACGTGGGCACCGCCGAGTTCGCCACCTCGATGACCATCCCCTACAGCTACCGCGACGCCAACGCCGCGGGGCGGGACGGCACCCGGGTCTACGAGGGCGGCAGCATCGGCCGGGCCGGCGTCATCCAGACGGCGGAGACGGCCTACCCGATCCCTCAGAAGCTGGCCTTCGAGGTGTCCGACGAGCTGCGCTACCTGACCCAGGCGCGGCGCCTGAACTGGGAGGCGGTGGCTGAGAACACCCAGAACGCCACCCGGATCATCAGCGAGGACGGCGAGCAGCTGATCTTCAACGAGATCCTGCGGGCCGCCGACGAGTACGGCGCCGTGGCCGTGACCGACGAGGACCTGGAGCTGCAGGCCGACGGGGCCAAGCAGATCTTCGTCCTGGCCCACTTCCCGGTGGTGCGCCCGCGCGCGGTCTACGACCTGCAGGGCAACCAGGTGGGGAGCATAACCAACCCCATCACGGTGACCTACAACGCCGTTGCGCTCAGCGAGTACGACGGCACCGGCACCCAGGCCGCCGGCACCTACTACGTGCTGGACTACAACCTGGGCGAGATCACCCTGGTGGACGAGTCGGGCGCCGTGCAGACCCCGGCCGACGCCACGGCCTACACCATCAGCTACAGCTACGCCACCAACGTCTACGCCTTCGACGCCGACCTGGGCACCGACGCGCTGGACGTGCACTGGGACGGTTTCCTGTACCGCTACGGCCTGCGCAAGAGCGTCATCGAGGACGCCCGCTACCACATGGCGAACTTCGGCCTGATGAGCGGCACGGTGATGGAGAGCGTGGGCCAGGCGCGCAAGTTCGCGGCGAACTACCGCGTGCCCGGCACGGACCTGGCCGCCGACGGCAACCTCGGCCGCGTCAAGGATGTGCCCAACTTCAAGGCCACGGCCCCGGGCCTGTGGATGGCCGACCAGCGCGTCATCGTCGGCGAGCGGGGGCAGACCCGCTACCGGATGATGAAGCCCTGGTCCATGGGCGAGCTGGAGAACCAGAAGGACGCCAACGGCCGGTTCACCGGCAAGAAGGAGGCCTACGGGGATCAGTTCGTGGTGGTGCACACCCCGACGCAGCTGAAGCGGGCCTACACCTCCATCGTGCTCTACTCCAGCTCCGGCCGCGTCGCGCGCGCCGCCTGAGCGTAGATGCCAGCCAGCGGCCCCTCCCGCATGCGGGAGGGGCCCTCCAGGAGGACCGATGAAAGAGATTCCCTTCCACAACGATGGCCAGAACACCCGCTACGTGGCGGGCATCGCCATCCCGCCCGGCGAGGTACGGATGGTGCCCGAGAACCGCGTGCCGCGGGTGGCGCCCCAGGCCGCGGCGCCCGAGCTGGCCGCCGATCCGGAGGCCGAGGCGCTGGAACGGCTGCTCGAGCACAGCGTGCGCGAGATGGGCGATCTGCTGCCGGAGATCGAGGCCGGCCTGCTCGACCGGCTGGAGGCGGCTGAGCAGGCGAAGGAGAAGCCCCGCTCGACGCTGCTGGCGGCCATCGCCGAGGAGCGGCTGCGGCGTGCGGATGCGGCCGAGAACGACGGCACCGACGAGACCGGAGCCGCCGCCGTCGGCGACGGGGACGCCGGGGACTAAACCCGTGGCCAGCCGCCGCCTCGATGACCTGCAGCCGCATGTGGCCGAGATGGCCCAGGAGCTGCTGCGCCTGGCCGAGGCGGCGGGGATGGACCTGCTGGTCTACTGCACGCGGCGGGGCGTGGAGGAGCAGGCGCGGCTCTACCGGCGCGGGCGGCCGCTGCGCGGCATCGAGAGCAAGGCGCTGGAGCTCGAAGGGCTGGGGCGGCCCGACCTGGCGCGGATCCTGATTGACGTGGGACCGCAGTTCGAGCCGGGGCCGGTCACCTGGGCCGGGCCGGGGCAGTCGCTGCACAACTACGGCCTGGCGCTGGACGCCGTGCCGCTTCTGGATGGTAAGCCCGTGTGGGCGACAGTCGGCGCCGACGGGCGTCCTGACTGGGGACAACCTGGCGTTGGCGGCGAGCTGTGGGACCGCTACGGCGCTCTGGGCGAGCGGACCGGCTTCGAGTGGGCCGGGCGGTGGAACCCGCGGCAGCGGGAGTTCCCGCACCTCCAGGCGCCCGGCGCCGACTGGCGGGACCTCATCCGCCTGGGGCATGCAGCGTGAAGCGTCTCTTCGACGAACTGGTGCTGGTCTGGGCGGCGGCGCTGATCACCTGGGTGGTCTCCCGTGTGTTCAGCCAGCAGCCGCCGGACATTCCAGGCAGCGGCGGGACGGTGGCGGCGCTGTCACTGGTGATCGGCCTGCTGGGCACGGCGGTGGCCTTCTACAAGTGGTTCAACCGGCGCCGGGGCGACGATGACCGGGAGGATGTCCCGTGAGCCTCCTCCTATCGCTGCTGGCCAAGGTGGCGCCAGGCCTGGCGCTGAAGGCCGCCGGGTGGTCCTCCGGCGGCATCTCGCGCCCCTGGCTGACGGTCTGCGCGGTGCTGCTGGCTGGGTGGGCGCTGACGGCCGGCGTGCTCTACATCGGGCTGACCCGGGCGGAGGTGCAGCGCGACCGGGCCCTGCAGCAGGCGCAGACGGCGCAGCAGGCGCAGGACAGGCTGGAGGCGGACCTGGCACGGCAGAGCGAGCGCGTCGATGCGTTGCAGGCAGAGGCCGAGCGGCAACAGGCGGCCGACGACCGATCGGCGCGGCGGGCGCTGGCGCAGGCCCGGGCGGGGCGTGAAGCGCTGCCAGGGGGACACGGACCGGAGGCGATGAATCAGTGGGCGGATGGGCTCGAGCAGCTTGGGCAGTCGCTCTCCTGGTGAGCCTGGGCGGCTGCTACCCGTTCGCGGAACGGGTGCGGACCGTGGAGGTGAAGGTGCCCGTGCCGGTGAAGGCGCAGCCGCCGCGGGAACTCCAGGGGTCGGAGGCCCTGCCGCCGTTGCCGCGGTGGGTGGGGCCGCAGGACCCGGCGGCCAGCAGCTGCCTGACCCCGACGGGCGAGGACCAGCTGCGGGAGCGCGAGGGCCGGGCGGTGGAGCAGCTCGGCGGCTGGAGCGCCTGGGCCCGGGACCAGCCCGCGGAGGCCGACCCGTGACGGAGCTCACCGCCGAGGATGTGGCCCGCGTCGTGGCGGAGGTGATGGACGCCCGGGCGCGGATCGACGCCGCGACCCACGCGAAGCACCACGAGTTCATCGCCGAATGGATCGAGGAGGAGCGCGAACGCCGCCGCCGCCGCGAGGCCATCCGACAGCAGGTGATCGGCTGGGGAATCATTACGGTGCTGGGCGGCGTCGGGTATGCCGCCTATCACGGGTTCGTGTTTCTGGTGGCCAAGACACAGGGGTGAGAGATGACCAAGACGCTGACACGCGCATATGACGACGCTGGTCGCGGAGAGATGTCCATCACGGGGACGGTCCTTGCTGGCGCCGTGTCCGACTGGATCGTCATCCCGCACCCATTCCCCGAGAGCGGAGTCACTGTCCGCGTGGCGCCAGGTGCTGGCGGTACCGCATTCGTAGAGACGACCGTCAGCCCGTTGAGTGCGGTCGAGGCTGGCACCGCCGAGGCGAGCGCCTGGCCTCACGGAGATGTCGATTCTGCGACGGTCGATGTCATCGAGGGGCCGGTGCGCGCAGTGAGGTTCACCGCCACCACCGCCGATGCGGTGTGGGAGGTTCTGGCGTGAGCGTGTGGGCGGGCGGTCTGTGGGCTTCTCAGCGGGGTGGCGCTGCGCCGGTGACCAACGACATCGGCGTGCCGGGCGCCCAGGGCTTCGGCGTCGGCGTCTACCCCGGCGCGCTGCCGGCGGGGTTCGCGACGCTGCCGGGCACATCCGACCCGGCGTCGCCGAACTACGGCAACTATCTCTATGACGACGGCAGCGTGATGGTGTGGGTGCCGGCTTTCTTCTACAAGATCGCCGGCAACGGGGGGGTCGATGTGCAGCCGGAGTCCGCGTTCGCCTCTGTGGCCGCTGCGACCCTGGCCGGCTATGCGCTGCACCGCGCGTTCTACGATGGCGGGTCGGTCAAGCGCGGCTTCTTCGTTGACAAGTACAAGTGCTCGAAGACGGCCCGCGGGACCGGTTACGTGGCCAGCAGCGTGGCCAACGGCCTGCCGCTCAGCGCTCATGCAGATCATAATCCTGTGGCTGATATCACCGCCGCCGGCGCGAACAACTACGCCGCGACGCTGGATGCGCCGAAGGGCCGCGGCGATGCCAACGGGGCCTATGATGCCGCCTCGCCCTTCTTTTGCTGCTCGCGGTTCATCCGTGGCGCCCTGGCGCTGCTGTCGCTCGCCCACGGCCAGGCGGCCACGTCCACGACGCACTGCGCCTGGTACGACGCGGGCGGAGCGAAGAACTTCCCGAAGGGCTGCAACAACAACGCCCTGGGCGATGCGAACGACGCCGAGGTCTCCTACGTCTCCGACGGGTACAGCAACTGCGGCAAGACCGGCAGCGGGACGCCGGCGGGCAAGGTGGCCCACAACGGCCAGGCCTGCGGGGTGGTGGATCTGAACGGTCTGGTATGGGAGGTCTCAACTGGGATCACCTGCGTGGCCGAGGCGCAGGCCATTGAGGGTATCACCCAGGCGAATCCCGCCGTGGCGACCATCACCGGCCACGGCTGGTCCACCGGGGACATCGTCGAGATCTACTCGGTGGTGGGTATGACAGAGGTCAACAGCCGCCTCTATACCATCACCGCTGTCGACGCGAACACATTCAGCCTGGACGGCTGCGACAGCACGGCATTCACCGCCTACGCCTCCGGCGGCACCGCCCGCAAGGGGAGCTGGTACGCCGCGGCGCTGGCGACGGCCATGAAGGACTTCACCTCCGGCAATACCACGGCCACCGACCACTGGGGAGCCGCGGGTGTGGCGGCGATGATGGAGGCGATTCACCCCGCCTTCGAGACCGCCTACTCAGCCGGCAACGGCTACACGCAGAAGTTCGGCGACGGCGCCGGCCAGGTCCTCTCCGCCGCGGTCTCAGGCGAGGGCTGGGCGCTGACCGGGCTCGGCCTGCCGCAGGATGCCGGCGGGCTCAGCACGGCCGGCACCAACCTGTTCGGCCAGGATTACTACTACCAGCGCGCCACGGATCAGCTCGCGCTGCTCTCCGGCGGCAACTGGGACTACTCCTCGAGTGCCGGGGTGTGGGCGGCCCTCTGGAACTACGCCCGCGACCGCTCCAACGTGAGCGTGGGGTTCCGGGCGGCCTGTTATTTGTAACTCTGTCAGGGCGAGCGATAGCGAGATGAATGTGCGGTCGATACATGGCGAGGCGCGGCTGGACGGAAAGTTCTTGTCCTTCGCGCGCCAGCTCAACCTGTATCTGAATCACTTCCCGCGGCATGAGAAGTACGCGCTCGCGAGTCGGATCCGCAACACCGCCTATGAGGTCTACGACCTCATCATCGAGGCGCAGAAGCGGTATCACAAGAAGACCACTTTAACGAGCCTGGACATCGCCCACGAGCGGCTGCGTATGCAGCTGCGACTGGCGCACGAACTGGGCTACTTCGGCCATCATCACGACAACGCCTCGGACCGGTCGCCCGAGGCGCAGGGCCGTCACCGCTACGAGACCATCAGCCGGATGGTGGATGAGCTCGGGCGGATGATCGGCGGATGGATTGCGACCGAAAGGGCGGCGTCTTGACATGCTCGCGCTGATCTCCGGCGGCAACTGGAACAACTCCTCGAATGCCGGGGTGTGGGCGGCCAACTGGAACAACGCCCGCAACAACTCCAACGTGAACGTGGGGTTCCGGGCGGACTGCGGCTCCTCCTCATATCCTGCAGAGGAACAGTGGAGCCACAGGGAGGCGGCGTCCTGCCTTGGGCGAAATCAGCGGTACCGGGCCCTTTTCGGTAGCGACAGCGAGGACCAGGGAGCGGATCTCATGAAACGGTACGGAAACCTGTTCGATGCCTGCTTCACCCCGGAGGCGCTGCACGAGGCCTACCTGGAAGCGCGGAACGGCAAGCGGCTGACCCGTAGCTGCCACGCCTTCGAGCGGCGTCTCGGCGCACAGCTGGAGCACCTGCACCGCACGCTGCACGATGGCAGTTACCGGCCGCGGCCCTACCACTGCTTCCAGGTCTACGAGCCTAAGCCGCGCACGATTCACGCGCCGGCGTTCCGCGACCGGGTGGTCCAGCACGCCATCTACCGGGTGGTCATGCCGCTGTTCGAGCGCACGTTCATCGACCAGAGCTTCGCCTGCCGACCCGGCAAGGGCACCCATGCCGCATCGGAGTATGTCCACCAGGCGCTCCTGGCCTGCGACGGCGACGACTACGTACTGCAGCTGGACATCCGGCGGTTCTTCTACTCCATCAACCGGAGCGTGCTCCTGGGGCTTATTGAGCGGCGCATCAAGGATCGCCGGCTGCTCGACGTGATGGCCCTGTTCGCCGAGATGGAGACCGGGAAGGGTATCCCCATCGGGAATCTGCTCTCACAGCTCTATGCGCTCATCTACCTGAACCCGCTGGACCACTTCGTGAAGCGGGAGCTGAAGGTGCGCCACTACGCCCGCTACGTCGATGACGCCGTGCTCATCGGCCTGACCCGCGACCAGGCGCTTGCCCACCGGGCAGCCATCGGCGCCTTCCTGCGCGAGCGCCTGGGCCTGGAGTACTCCCGCACCAGCATCCACCGCGTGAAGCGCGGCGTGAACTTCTGCGGCTATCGCACCTGGCGCTCCGGGCGCTGGGTGCGCAAGCACGCCCTCCACAACTACCGCCGCGCCGTCCAGGCGGGACAACTGGAATCGGCCGTCTCACTGCTCGGACACGCCCGGCACACCCGCTCGCTGCAGCACATGCTCGGCACCGCGAAGGACCTGAACCATGACCTCTATCATGCGCTACCAGAAAGTCACCGACGCCTACACCACGCACACCGTGCGCGGGCCTGACGGCGACATCGGCGAGTGCATTACCGAGCTCTGCGAGCTCGACGGCTGGACCTATATCAGCGTACCCGACGGCTGCGCGCCCGTCGTCCCGGAGGTCATCACCACGCTGGAGACGGTGACGCTCGATGATGCCCTGCGCGAGCGCATCAAGGCCGAGAGCCCCCACTGCCGGCTCATCTACGAGCGGATGCAGCAGCGGATCCGGGACGCCTATCCGCTCGACGAGGAACTCTATCTCGCGCGCATCAGCGTGGGCGCGCTCAACGGGACGTACACCCTCGAACCCGGCGAGGCCGAGGCCATCGCCGCCTACCAGGCGCACGTCGAGAGCGTGCGGGCCTGGGGGCGGGATGAGCGGGCGTTGTTGGGGCTATAACAACAGGAGGTAGCCGATGATCAGCATCAAACGCAGCGCACGTTGGTTTCTCCTGACGATGGCCGCCGTGGCCGCCGCCGCGGCACTGGCGTCCTGCGCCGCGCTGCGTGAGCCCTGCTTCTGGGGCTGCGTCGCGGTCGATGAGCTGCCGGGCGAGTGGAGCGTGACCCAGCCCCCGCGGAGCGAGTCCACCGCCTACTGCAGCCGGGTGACCGGCGTCCAGGCGGCCGCCTGCTCGACCTACGCGGCGCGCGCCGACGGGTCGCGGGACTGGACCATGCCCTGCGCCATCACCCTGCCGGAGGACGCCACCGAGGCGGAGATCTGGCACGAGGCCCGGCACTGCCTGTGGGGCGATGCTCGGCACTGGCTGACGTCCAGCCCGACCCGGTCCGACGCGATGCGGCGGGCGGATGCGCGGGATCGGGCGATCGTCGAGGGCGAGATGGAGGGGGTGGAGTAGGCGATGGCCGGCACGATGACGCTCTCCGACCTGGTGGCCGACTATAAGGCGGCGCTGGGCAATGCGGCCTCGAAGTTCGATGCCGCTGCGGACGCGGACTTCATCCGGCACCTGACGGCTGCCGCGCTGGACCTGGGGCGGGTGCGGCCGCGGACGCTGCTGGGGTCGCTGTCGCTGGCGGCGGATCAGCCGGACTATCCGGCGCCGGCGGATCTGCTGCAGCCGAAGGTGGCGCTGTGGTGCGGGGCGGAGAAGCGGCGCTACAAGCCGTGGGACCCGCTCTATCCGGGCCAGCTGCCGCGGCTGTCGCGGGTGGAGAGCGGCGGGGCGGCGGAGTTGTGGCTGACACCGGCGCCGACGGCGGCGCAGATCGCGGTGTGCGGTGCGACCTTCCGGTTCTACTACTTCGCCGGTCACCTGCTGAGCGATGAGGCGGGCGGGACGACGGTGGCGGCCGGGGACCGGGCGCTGCTGCTTCTGCGGGCCCTGGCGGAGGGGATGCGGGAGCTTGCGGTGAGCGGAGTGGTCAACCCGGTGACCCTTTCCCGCGGGATGGCGCAGGTGCCGAGCAACGGCACGCCCCAGGCGCTGACGGAGCAGCTGCTCCGGGAGTTCGAGCGGGAGGCGGCGCGCTGATGGCGGGGATCGGCTTCGAACTGGACGCCTCCGGGCTGCTGTCCGCCGACGCGGGGGCCGTGGGCTGGGCGGTGGAGCGGTTCGTGAAGCGCGCCGCGGAGGAGGTGGCCCGCGAGGAGCGGCGGCTGGCGCCGAAGGCGGAGAGCACGCTGACGAACAGCATCGAGGCGGAGCGGGTCTCGGCGTTCGAGTACCGGGCCGGGCCGCATGCTCAGCATGGCCCGTACGTGGAGCAGGGGACGCGGGGCGGCTACCGCGGCCCGCCGCCGGTGTCGGCGATCCTCGACTGGGTGAAGGTGCGGCGGCTGGCGCCGCGGAACCCGGCCTGGGACCAGCGGGACCTGGCCTGGGCCATCTCGCGGAGCATCGCCCGCCGCGGCACGCCGGCGGACCACTTCGTGCAGCCGGTGCGGGATTCCGGCGTGATGCGGGAGCGGGTGCGGACCTGGCTGCTACGGGGCGTGGAGGCCGGGCTGAAGGCCGCCCGGCTGAAAGGGTAGCGCCATGTGGGCGCCGATCGTCGATGCGTTGACGGCATGGCTGGAGGCGGAGCTGGCAACGGCCGAGGTGGTGAAGGGCGCCAGCGCCAGCACGCCGGAGCGGCGCACGGTGGTGGTGAGCATGGGTCAGCGGATGCCCGGCCAGGGCCGCAACCGGCGGGGCGAGTTCACGGTGTACGTGGAGTGCTGGGAGTACAGCGCGGATGCGGACTGGGGCGTGGGCAACGGACTGCTGGCGCAGCTGGAGGCGGAGGTGGAGGCAGCGGTTCACGCCTTCGGGCAGCAGCGGCTGCCGGTGGCAGGGTACCGGGTGCACGCCACGCCGGAGCGCATCGAGCCGGACGGGGACCTGTTCCGGCCCTCGGTGGGCAGCCGGATGGTGGTGCGGGTGCAGTGGAGCACGGCATGACGGAGGATGTGACGATGAGCGAGCAGAAGCAGGTGCAGCCGGAGCAGAAGCCCGCGCCGCGCAAGGAGTACACCCTGAAGAAGGCGCTGGTGCAGGGGCGCAAGGTGCGGCAGCCGGAGGGGAAGGTGATGCTGCGGGATGATCAGGCGGAGTGGCTGCGGGCGCAGGGCGTGATCTGACCCCGGCGCAGCGCAGAAGACCTAGAGGAGGTTTGAATCCATGTACACCGAGCAGACGTTTTCCGGCGACGGCATCCTGCACCTCGGTCTGGCGGACGGCAGCGCTGCGCTGCGGGACGTGGGCGAGGTGGACGAGTGCGTCGTGGGTCAGGAGGAGACGGAAGTGAAGCTGCCCACCAGCCGCAACGGCACCGGGGGCACGGCGAACAGCTTCCGCCGTATCGACAGCGTGACGCTGCAGATCAAGATGCGCGACTACAGCGCCGAGAACCTGAGCATGGCGCTGTTCGGCCACGTGACCGCCGTTGCGGCCGGCGCGGTGACCGACGAGAGCCACACGGCCTATCTGGACGGCATGCTGCCGTTCGACTACCTGCCCGATCCGGACCAGACCATCACGGTCACCGACGGCACCGGCACCACCACCTACGTGGAGGGCACGGACTACGAGCTGCGCACCGGCGGCATCTATGTGCTCTCCGGCGGCAGCGTCGGCGACGGCAGCACGGTGCTGGTGGACTACACCAAGAAGGCCGCCGACGTGATCGAGATGCTGACCCATTCCGGGAAGAACTGGCGTGTTTTCCTCTCGGGTCTGAACAAGGCCCAGAGTGGCGAGCCGCACACCCTGGAGTATTACAAGGTGCGCTTCGGAGCCGCGCCGAACCTCGGCTTCATCCAGCCGGAGCACGCCGAACTCGCGCTCACCGGCACCGCCCAGCTTGACACCAGCAAGCCCAGTGACGGGTCGGTGAGCCAGTACGGGAAGATCCAGAAGGTGGCGCAGGCCTGATGAGCGAGAGAATCCCCATTGGAAATCGCTCGGCGACGGTGAATGAGCTCACCGTCGCCGAGCTGCGCGCGCTCATCCAGGCGGCGGAGTCGGCCCCGGCGGAGGACCCCCTGTCGGAGCTGCTGTTCGAGGAGGTGAGCTTCCGTGAACTGCGGGCGATGACAGGCCTCTCTCCGGGAGACCTGGATGCGATGAAGCCCTCGGAGATCCGGGCGGTGCTGGACAAGGCCAAGCAGGTGAATGCCGATTTTTTCGGCTGGCGGGCGCGGATGTTCGCGGGGGTGGACCGCGTGGTGGCCTGGTACGGCGCTTCGACCGCAGTCTCTGCGCCCTTGTCCGGCTCGGACACGGCAACGTCCTGAACTACCCCCTGGGGCTCTATCTCGCCGCGCTCGAGGACCTGACAGCAGATGGCTGACCAGAGTATCGACATCCTGGTCCGGATGCTGGGCATGCCGGAGGTGCAGCAGGCCATCAAGGGCCTGCAGGGCGACGTCTCGGCCACCGCCACCCGGCTGCGCTCAGACTCGGCGCGGATGAAGCAGGCATTCAACGTACTGGACGTGCGCCCGGTGCGCGACATCCGGCGCGAGATCACCACGCTGCAGGCGGCCTACAACCGGCTGGCCCGGGACGGACGGACCTCGCTGCAGGACCTGCAGCGGGCGAAGACGGCCCTGCGCCAACGCACCCGCGAGCTCAACCAGGAGCTGAAGGGGACGCAGCGGGCCGCGGCGTCGGTCGCTGGCGAGCTGCGGAACTGGCTGACGCTCGGGTCCATCACTGCCTTCGTGCGCAGCGCCATCAACGAGAACCGCCGGCTGCAGGCCTCCTTCAAGGGGCTGGAGGCGGTGGCAAACCATACCGGGGTGGGCATCGGCCAGGCCATGGAGGTGGTCACCCGGCTGACAGCCGACGGGCTGATGAGCGTGGCGGACGCCTCCAAGGCGCTGCAGAACCTGCTGCAGCGGGGCTACGACATCGGCCAGGCGGAGCAGACCCTGACGCGGCTGCAGGACGCCGCGGCGTTCAACCGCGCGGCCCACCTGTCGCTGTCGGAAGCGGTAATGACCGCCTCGGAGGGCCTGAAGAACGAGAACAGCATCCTGGTGGACAACGCCGGGGTGACGAAGAACGTCTCGGTGATGTGGAAGGACTACGCGGCCAGTATCGGCAAGACGGTGGGCGAGCTCACGCAGCAGGAGAAGATCCAGGCGGAGGTGAACGGGGTTCTAAAGGAGACCGAGGCGCAGGCGGGAAACGCGGCGAAGGCAGCCGCGGGCATGGAGGGCGCCATCGCCCGGATGCAGCAGGCGGTGCGGGAGTTCAACGCGGCGGTGGGCAAGGATCTGGCCCCGACGGTGACGGCGCTGGCCCAGGGCGGGGCGACATTGATCCGGGACTTTCTGGCCCCCGCGGTGCGGCTGTGGCAGCAGACGGCGGTCGCCTCGGCGCTGGGGTTCGACATCCTGCAGGATGTGCTGCGGCTCGACTTCGGCGGGATGGTGCGCCACTTCGAGGCGGCCCGGGACACGATGCAGGACATCGAGTCCTCGGCCCGCGAGGGGGTTAAGCCGGCGCTGGAGGAGATCTCCGAGCAGGAGAAGCAGGCCGCGGCGGTGCGCAAGCAGCTGGAGGGGGAGCGGGACCGGCTCCGGGCGCTGCGGCTGCAGAAGGACAAGGCGGCGGCCGAGGAGAGCAAGCGGGTCGAGATCGACGCCCAGAAGGCGGTTGTGTCGGCGCAGAAGGACGCAATCCGCGAGACCGAGCAGGCGCTGAAGGATTCGCTCGGAAAGCAGAAGCGCTACCTGGAGACCATCAAGGATCTCTCCGCCGACCAGGTGGCGGCCGAGCAGGACACGGCCGGCAAGGTGCGCGAGCTGCGGCGCCGGGACCTGGACGAGGCGGCGCAGCAGGCCGACATCCGCCGCGAGGCGGAGGTGAATCTGGCCCGGGCGACGCTGGCGCTGTACCAGGAGGGCAGTGACCCGGCGCAGATCCGCGAGACGGCCTCGGCGGTGCAGGCCCTGGCGGGGCAGCTCACGGACACCTCGGCGGCCGTCTCGCTGACCGAGAAGGCCGGCAGCGTGCTGAACCGGGCCTACGAGGCGGAGAAGCAGAAGGCCGAGGAGGCGGCCGCGGCCGAGGCCCAGCGGGCGGAGGTGCTGCGGGCGAGTATCGAGGCGCAGAAGCAGCAGCTGGCCGGCCTCGAGCAGACCCTGAACCAGCTCACGGCGAAGACCAATATGGTAAAGGTGGACGCCGACATCAGCGCCGCGGAGCAGAAGATCGCCCAGCTCGAGGCGCGGCTTACCGGCCTGCAGGGGGCGACCGTTACCGCCGGCGCGGCGACCCCTCAGGGGTTCCAGGTGGGTGGTTGGGTGCCCGGCTACGGCGGCGGCGACCGCTACCCGATCCTGACCGAGGGCGGCGAGCACGTGACGCGCAAGGAGCGTGCCCGGCTGTTTCGTCCGGTGCTGGATCTCATCAACCGGGGGCCGATTGCCGTCGCGCGCAAGCTGCTGCCCGGCTACCGGATGGGTGGGGAGGTCGTGCCAAGGGCGCGCATGCCGGCCCTGCCGAACCTGCCGCGGTTCGCCGGCGGAGGCACCGTATCAGGTGGATCTCAGCTCGTGTTTCATCTCGACGGCCAGACATTCAGGCTGTCGTCGTCCGGCGACGCATCCGCACTGCGGCGCGCAGTCGCTCGACAGCGGCGCAAGACCGGAGGCAGGAGGTGAGCGAGCGGGATCTGGTCATCGGTGGAGTGTCCGTGCCGGTACACTCCGTGCTGTCGCTGCGGCAGAGCTACACCCACCTGTCCGCACGGTCCGTCGCGCGCCTAGCGGACGGCACCGGAGTCATCAGCAGTCTGTGGTCCGGGCGGATAGCGACCCGGATCCAGGCGTCCGGATGGGTACCGCCTGGGCTGTACTCCGTGGACTGGTCATCCCCTCAGATCGTCAGCTGCATTGAGCCGCTGGCAATGACGTCGGCCGGTCGGGTCTTCACACTGCCGGCCGGCCGCAGGTCTGACAGCGGATATACACCTTACGGGCTGGCCTACGCCGGCGAGCTATGGGTGGAGACTCCGGTCACGCTGGTCGGGGACGAGGCCACGCTCGACGAGGTGACGGGCGCGACCGCTTACCAGGCTCGCTGGTACCCACGGCTGACCATGATCAGCCAGGACGGCATCGATGAGGATCTCGATGCAGATGGAGCCAGCTACGGCTGGTCGCTGTCCGCAGAGGAGGCCTAGATGTCGATCTCCGGCCACCCGGTATCCGGCGCTCCGGTCTCTGGCAGCGGAGCGCCGCCCTGGCCGCGCAGGCTAGCGCTAGTCCTTTCGGTGGTCGTCGGCCCCGTGCGGCTGCAGCCGTCTCTCGCGCTGCGCACTGTGGTCAGCTCTGCGCTGCAGCCGTCTCTCGCGTTGCGCACCACGGTCTACAGCGTCGGTACGGGCGGATATGGCGTCAGCGGGAACTCGCTGCGGTGGCGGCCTGTGGTCACACTCGGCGATGTGGACGTGTCTGCGCGTCTGGTGGGGGATGTGACTGTCGATGCCGAGGAGGGTGCGGCCAGAGTCGCAGAGTTCACGCTGCGGCCGACGGGCGGCCCCATCGACCCGTCGTCGTGGGTCGGGCAGTCGGTGGCCATCGACTACGCCGTTCTGGATGCGGCCGGCGACGTGGTCACCACGGCCCGGATCTTCTGCGGGCTAGTGGATGTGCCGGAGTACGACCCATCCGAGCGGACCACGCGGTTCGCCTGCACGGACGGGCGCCAGCAGCGGCTCGGGCGCGCTCCCCGCGCCGCGCTCGATGCGATGATCGGCGGCTATTGGTCCCAGCATCTCTGCGCGGCTGGCGCCGACTCGCTGCAGTACGCCGAAGACCTGCTGTCGACTATCCCGGCGAGCTACGATCTGGACGCGAGCGGCGCGGGGCGGCTGACGCCCTGGGCGGCAGCGGCCACTCCGGACCACACTTTCAGCGCCTCCAGCATCCTCGGCGGCACGGCCGATATCAGGCTCGCGGAGCGCGGCGATCTGATCAACACCGTGTCGATCGATATCGGGTATCGCTACCCGCGCGAGCTGGAGCGGCGGGTGCGCTGGCGCTGGTCCTATCCGGGCGGGTTCTGCGGCTGGCTGGCGGCGGGCACGACCATTCCGAGGGTCGACATGATCGTCTCGGCGATGGAGTCGGCCGGCTGGCTGCCCATGTACAGTGGCCTGCACTGCGTCCATCCGCCCGGCTCTGGTAGCTGGTGCGGCGTGCAGTGGGTCGTCAACGACGCGGTGCGCCAGACCCTAGTGCTCGAGGCTGAGGCACAGCTGGCGCGGCGCTGGGTGCGCGACGTGACCGAGACCTACCGTGTCACGGTCACGTCGCCTGAGAGCGTGGCCCAGGTGGGCATCATCGACACATCACAGAGCGCGAGCCTGTCGGCGGACGTGGACACCAGCGCGTGGACGGGATCCGCGAGCTGGGCAGACCCTGGCGGTGACGTATCGGACGCCAACGGCGACTGGTACCGTGATCGCACCGACGGAGAGTCCGGTGGTCGCGCAGAGGCAGACGCGCTGCTGGAGGCGTCCATCGCCCGGGCTCGCACCGATATCTTGTCCGCGCACCGCACCAGCCGCGCGAGCTGGGACGCGCTGCTCCACCCGGGCGTCGATCTCGTGCATACCGCGCGCATCGAGACCGACACGGTCACGGCGCAGGGCAAGGTGCGCCGTGTCGTGCACACCATGCGGCTGGATACAGGCGAGGCGACGACGTCAGTGGAGATCGCGATCAGCCGCGTGACCGGCCTGGGGCTGTCCTCGGACCCCATCGCGGCGCCGTCTGCTCCCGATGTGGCCGCGGAGTTGACGCGCACGGATCCGCTCATCCGCTACGGAGACACCCACATCGGCGGCGTGACCGGGTGCGCCCCGGACGATGACGGATGGGTCGGCTACGTAGGCAATCAGGAGCCGGTCGACCCGGGCGCTGAGCAGTACACCGAGCGCTTCGTCCTGGATGTGCCCGAGATAGAGTCCGCCGCCGTCGACCCGCTCGAGGTGGAGACGGCCAGCACCGTGGATGTGGCCATCCCGGTCGACACACTGGAGATAGCGGTATGAGCGATTTCGATTTTTTCCTTGACCCCGGCCTGGAAACCCCGGTCAGCGGTCCGCTGGAGACGCGCCACCGCAGCGACGGCGGCAGCGGCCGGCAGGACATCGTCCTCTATCTGGGCAATCCAGATGCAGCGAAGCGGCTGGTCGCGGCCAGCTCCCCGGGCGTCGATCCCATCACGGCTACGCCAACAGACACCACGCCCGGCAGCGGTCACGAGGCCACCGAGATCGTCCTCTCGCTCACCGAGGCCGGACTCGACACGGCGATCCCGGGGGCGGTCGTCGAGATCGGCCTGCAGGTGCTCGGCGGTGCCGCCAACGCGGTGCCCATCTGGATCGGCGTGACTGACGCCACCGGCACCGAGGGGACGAGCACGGAACTCGGCGTCACGCTCAACGAGGTGGACCAGGTCGATGTCTAAGATCCTGTTCACGGACGGCACGGATGCCAGCTTCGCGCGCGACCTGACTCGCGTCGTCATTCCGCGGCGGAGCACGGCGCCGCTGCCGGCGGCGGAGCCGAGGGGCGCAATACCTGGCGGACGCGGCACGGGCCTGCCGACGGGCGCCGCGAGCGGTCAGCCAGACCTGACCGAGCCGGACGCAGCGGCCCGCACCTACCACGCGCCCCAGGAGTTCAGCACCACCGATGGGCTGTTCACGTTCCAGCTCGCGCCCATCCACACCGTCACGATGGAGGACGACAGCGGGGCCGAGGTGGTGCTGAGCTTCGCCGCGCCGGTCGAGCCATGAGCCTGCTGTCGACACGCCTGCCGGTGCCTGTGGGCGGACGCCCTGAGATCGCCGGCTGCCCCTACCACGGACTGCTCAATCGCTCCGCGCTGACGCTGGAGCTGCCGAACGGACACACCATCGACTATCCGGCCAACCCTGGGCCGCACGCCGCCTTGCTGCGGCGTCCAGGCATGCCGGATGTGTCGCGCACGCCAGAGCAGGCCGCAGCCGACGCAACGGCAGGATACCAGTGGTGGAATGTGGCCATCCTCGGCCTGGTGGGAAGCCGCGGGATGCTCTACGGCCAGCCGCTCCATACAGACCCCGCTGCAGTCTGCTGGATCTATATCGCCGACGACGGCAGCCGCTGGCGGTGCTGCTGGAACGTGTCGGGCGCTCCAGCTCCAGCGATGGAGACCGATCTCAGCGTCACCGTCACCGTCCGGACCGACAGGTTCGGGGAGTTCGGCGGATCGCCGGACGCACACACCCTCTCCGACACTGTCGTGGACGCCACCGGCGGCGGCGGGGCTGTCGCCGGCGACCCAAACTACCGGGTCATGGACATCGACAGCCGCGGCCGGCAGGTGCTGATAGCCTGCAACCCGCACGCCAGGATCGCCGCTCCAGTCAGCGTGATCCTGCTGACAATGGGCGGATCCGGTGCCACGCTGTCGCTCGACGCTGCGCTGCTGTACGGGTATAGCCAGTGCCTGCCGGCGATCACCGAGACCGGGGCGAGCGACACGACGACGACCGGCAGATGGCACTGCCCGATCGGTGATGTCATCGATACCACTTATGAGCAGGATGGGGAGACAGTCACGATCCGGACGGCGACCCCCGGGGGTATCGTCGACGATCCGGGCCTGTGCCCAACGACGGCCCAGGAGCTGCTCGGGTTCGCGCAGAGCTGGTTTGTCGACGCGTCCGGCCGCCTGCTGAGCTGCGCGTTCAACGACCTCGACGAGGTCGTAGACTTCCGCCTGAATGCGCGCTACGAGAGCTCGCTGGTGCAGCCGGTGGCCAGCATAGCGACAAGCGGGAGCATGGAGTACCGGTTCTGGTACCCGGACGGCACGCTGGTCTGCTTCGGCCACGCCGGCGGTATTGATATCCAGTACACGCTATCCGCCGCCTCGAGCGAGGCGGTGCGTCTGACGCTCCTGCGCGACGGATCGCCCGTGGCTGAGTCGCTCATCGAGAGCGAGTGCACGGTCACCGCAGCGCACCACTCCGTGCTGACCTACAGCGGGTGCGGCGGCATCGACAACGAATTCTCGTCATTCTATGACAGGCAGCGAGAGCGGCGCGTCGACGGCGACGTCGTCTGGTCTGACGATACGCATAACACCGACTACTGGGTCGGCGCGACCCACTTCAGCTCGTTCCCGTTCGACGCGCTCCAGCTGTCGCTCTGGTATCTGCTCTACGGGCACCAGATGACCGACGCCGGCGGCAGGCGCTGCCACACGGTCGGCGAGATCGACGATCCGCTGAGCCCCTACCTGCACGCCAAGCGCGAGACCAACAAGCTGGCCACCCTGATACAGGGCGACCCCATCAGCTACCTGGATGCGCTGGACGTAGTCGATGAATGGGGCGCGGATCGAGAGCACGCTTACAAGGGCTTCTGGGCCCCGGACGGGCAGGATGCCTCACAGCACCAGGGCGTCGTCGCGCCGACCGTCTACCACGCCGGCTACTCGCCGTTGTCGGCTGTCTACAATCCGGTCACGTTCGATGTGGCTATTGAGGCTGGGCACAAGATCGCCTACGTCTAGGGGGTAACATGATCATCCAGGCACTCAGCAGAGAGGCCACCACCACCATCGGCACCGGCAGCTACTCACTCGCCGGAGCATCCGCCAA